CAGATGTAGGTAGCATTCCTCGTGCCAATGCCATACCAAAGTCTAGGGCTGCCATTATTTATTAGTTCCTAATGTTGTACCTTCTTCTTCATCTATTCCAGCTTCTGGTGTTAATCTTGATTGGAACAATAAAGAACGCTTACCACCATAACGTCTGGCTTTTTGTTTTGCTGCCATCTGTTCTTGTAAATCACGTTTTTCTTCTTCAGCCGCTTTTCTTGCACGTGCTGTTTCTTCACGTTGCATTGCTAATTGTGCTTCTGCTGCTGATGTGTCTGGCTTGCCGCCACCAAATGCACCACCCATTAAAATCTCCTCATCATATATGTGTCTTCTTTATCTGCACTATAGGCTTTCATTAGTCCTTCTTCTACAAAGTATAATGCTTTTGCCCAACGTACAGCACGTGTATCTTTCTTTTTAACAGTTATTTGCAATCTATGCAAGCGAAATAATATCGTTACTATATCAAAAAATGCAATTGCCCCTTTAGTCATGGCAATGGGGTATTTTCTGGCTTCTTCAGTAAATAAAGCCCATGCTTCACCCACGCCAGTCCATATATTAACCATACCAAACATGCAAACAATATGACTATCAATAAAGACAGACACAGCTGGACCACACTGAGACTGATAATTAATATACCGTTTTCGATCTTGATCCGACATTTGTTCAGATCCATAACTATAAATTCCTGTAAAATTATCTAAATGACTCGGATGGTATGGAAGATATACGCAGCCATCAATAGGCGGCATATAGTCTTTGAGCATTTGTTCATCAATCAAAGACATTAAATTCTGAATTGGTAATTGTTTGTACAACGATTGTATTTTGTTGTAATGGTGATTTTGTCATGCGTTTATGCTCACCACCACCTAACATGAGATAACCAAATGCGTCACCCACGTGTGAATGTTCATTTTTATTTGGACTGTCTTTAAATCGTTCTTGTCCTGCACCGACGGCAATTCGTTTAAAATGATAACCGCCTGCTAAAGATTTACGCAAACGCTTACAAGAAGTATGTATAATTAATCCAGGCTTTCCTGCAATCAATCGTTGCATAGGAGCAGCTGCACCTTCACGTCGTACTTTAAAATTATTTGATGCAGTCGGTTGTGCTTTTAATCCCAATGTACGTAAGTAATCAAATGCAGTCACTTCATAGATGGCATCACGTTGCATACCTGCTGGGTCACCCCAACACATAATTTGTGCTTTAGGAAAATGTGCATTGACTTCTGCCAGGAGTTGTTGACCAAAACGTTCTAATCCCATATCTTCAGTCACAATCTCATGCAATACAATCCATCGACCATTTGCTAATCGTTGTCCAATAGCAGCGGCTGGAGTTAAACCAAAGTCTAATCCAATATGTAAAGGTTGTGTAGGATCATATTCTATTTCGCTACTACTCATTAAATGATCATCATACTCAGGCCATACTGGACGACCTTCTTGAACATAGGTATATTTACCTTCAGCATAGCAACGTATCCAATCTAAGTTCTTACCACCTAACATTTGTTGGTAATAACCCCCTGGTAAATTATTCACGTTCTCTGCTTTTGTATTAATTTTCCACCAACGACCCCCTGAAAAAATATGATCGTTTGCTTCAGGATTATCAGGTAAATCTTCAGGAGATACTTCTACGACGCCACCAGGTTGTTTAAAGAAGTCCCATCCATATTTACCTGTAATCGGTTCTTTCTCAGATAATCTAAACCACCAATGATCATCATCCATGGGGTTAGTATCCATCCACACTCCATGCCATGTTGGGCCGCCATCCTTTTTAGTCGGATAACGACCTACACGGTGAGTCAACCCATCAATGACCGCTTTTGGTAGCTCACGGGCTTCATTCACCCACGCACCCGTAAGCTCTAAAGAGAGAAGTTTGCGAACATCTTTGGGTTGGTCCAATGCCAAGAAAATGACTTCACAATCAATACCTGCAGCATCACCTCGGGAGGGTAGGCGAATATGATGCGTGATTGGTGGAGTCCATAACATCGGACCGAAAGTGTTTTCTGGAAATAACTCTTGCCAAGTTTTTATTGTTGTTGTTTTTAATTCAGGATAGGAGTTACGTACAATAACAAAGCGTGAGTAACGAATGCCATCTGCAGGAGATGGTTTTTGTCGCACTGCCCTCATCATAATTTCTGCTGCACAAGCATATGATTTTCCTGATCCTACTGGACCCATTAACCCTCGTACAAATGCATTGCTTTGCAAAAATCGATACGTTGTTGCTGCTCCAGAAAAGTCTAAATCTATTCCTGGTCCAGATAATTGTTTTTGACTACGATCTTTTTTATTGCTCATCGTCTATGTCTTTAAACTGCATTGTCATCATACGCTTGAGCTCTTGATTTTCTTTCCATAACTTATCAATAATTTCCATCACTCTTGTATTATTAAGATGTGCCATGGCGAACTCTTCACGTAACTGATCAATTTGCGGCTTGAGATCCATCACGTTCCCTCACTTTCTTGCGAAGTTTTTGTAAGTAATAGTCTGCTTTATCCAAATCTTCCACCCCATTCTTTAACGCAAACCTCCAAACATATTTAATTACATTTGCTACACAAACTGCAATTATCCCCACCAAGCCCATGGTTGCTGATTCGATTGCGTCAATACATTCTACTTTACCTTGCGTATAATGTTTGGGCCGATTGACGTTATCATTCATCTTTAATCCCTAATCTTTTTTTTGCTTCTTCCGCAAATTTTACCACGATTTCAAAATGCTTGTCTGGATTGTCTAAGATTTTTTTTATCCAATCACGTTGTCTGTTTACATCCTTACTCTTCATCTTCACTTCCTCTAGGACCTGTAGGTATTTCTTCCTGTTCTCCGTTGTCATCTTCAATGTCAATTACCTCTGGTGCTCTCACATTAATACCAATAACTGATGGCTTATCAGACTCTTCTGGGTTATCTAGCAATCCAGATGCTTTTGCCAACAATCTTAATATGGCAGGTTTATCTTGTAACTTAATGTCAATAATTTGTCCTTGATCATTAAATTTTATTTCTCGTATGGCTTGAGCTACATGATCAGGAATATCCTTACTGTCTTTAAATCGCATGCCATCTTTGTCCCATTCCATAATATCAAGCAGTGTTGCATTAGCCATGGATAGCATAGAATAAGTGACCGCTTCTTTATTAGCCACAATTGTTTTACTACGTTCAATCTTTTTTTGCAGGCTACGCACACCTCCATAACCTGCTAACGATTCCATTGGCTTTTTATTTTTTATAGTCTTAGCCATTAGAACGGCATATCGTCATCTAATTCTACAAGAGAATCCGACGAGACCGAATTTTGTACTGGTGCTTGTGGTTGGGTATTGGTTCCCTGCTTAACTGGATTACCGATTTTAACTTTGAACCATGGATTGCCTGAATTTCTGCCAACGTTTTGCCATAGATTAATGTAGCATCGTGTTCCATCTGGTAATAAAATTTGACCTGTGTAGTCTCCATGCCAATCTTCTGTCTTATCGTTGTTTACAAATAACTTACCTTCGTTCTCATTTAACTCCAATGGTCTTTTATCTTCAGCCATTATTTTCTCCTTATTGGTTTTCGATTATTAAAACATTCTTTACACACCCAGCGTTGGTGTTTACTCTTTACTGTATTTACCCATTCTCCTGTATCTTTATTACGAAAACGATTACAGGAACTACAGAACTTTTCATTCCTCATATGGGTATATATGTACCACCGCCTGGCCGCCTGTAACTTCTTCTCCACGGGCAATCTCTATAAATTCAAATTGACTATCATCATCATACATTCCTGCTTTCATTAACGCATCTAGTATTGCTTTTAAAGTATTATCTAAATCAAACTTGCGTTTACTTCTTGGATGTATCATAACACTAATTGCTAATTTTATCTCACCAAAAGATTTATATCCTGACTGCTTGACTACAGCAAATACCTCTTCGGTAAATTTTTTTCCAGCAGGTGATATATATCGTCTTTTACCACTAGCGTGCCAATAGTTGTTCACACTAGGAGGGTAAGGTAAAGTTAGCTTTACAGTGGGTCTCATAACTTATTGAGTCTAGCCCCTAATTTATCTTTATTCAAGTATGCACGTATGGCATCATTGATAATAGATGATTTAGATTTTTCTAAGTCTTTCTTTGCCGCATCTAACAGTTCAACATTAGTTGGGCTTAGTCTAACTAGAAAAGGTTTAAATTCACTCATACTTATTCCTTTCTTTTATTGTCATAGACATCAAGCTCTTCTTGACGTACGTGCCACATTTCACTGGCTAACTGAAACACATCATACATTACTGCATATGGTTTTTTAAGATCTTCAGAGCCATCATAGTTGATAGACTTTAGATATTGCTGTAATACAACAGGTAATGCAATCTTAGCATACTCCATCATTTCTTCATAATCTGCTTGTTCTAATACCCAGTATCCACCTAAATCAACTTCTTTTGGAGCACGATTTTTTGTTGCTTCACTAATCGTATAACCCCCAAATAGATGCACACCTTTTTTAGCAATCTCTTCAAACTGCTCAACAGTTAACTCACTCATTAAACTTCTCCTTGTAGTGGTGGTAATGGTGGTTCATAAAGTGGAGGTAGAATCTCAGGTAATAATGCTTCCCGAGTTTCTATCTCTGGCAAAGGTACTGGATCTTCAATCGCAATACTTTCTATATCAAACTCTACGATCTGATTCACTGTTCTTTCTTTTTTCCAACTGCCTATTGATGCCCACATTGCAGCCATCAATACAGCAAATATAAAGAATGCAGTGAGTCGATCTTGAAATTTAATGTCATCATCTTTAGAATAATTCATTTTCGTCTCCTACATATTTATTGCGGACCTTTTTCTTCGGACGTCCACGACTCCG